TTAGGTATCTCATGTAAGCTCTCTGCTCTGGTCCAATATGTCTTTGCATGGATCTCTCACAATTAAATAAAACGGATCATCAATGCCGCCTTCCCAGCGGTCATTGACGAGGGCTTCACACGTCATCGCCCACCACAGTGGACGAAGATCGACGCCCTCTTCTTGAAGTAGAGCATCGATCTCGCAGTTTGTCATTACTTCTCCTTATGCTTGGATGTAAGTTGTTTCCCCCCAAGGTGCGGGGCTTGCTTGATCCCAAGACGAAACCCAAAGCACTGGGTAGTCAGGTTTGTCTGGGAAGTCATGGATGCAAAGGTCAGTGAAGACTACTAGGTTGTCTACCTCAATGCCTTTGTCTTCCACATATTGGAAGGCGGGAGACACCATTGTGCCGCCACGCCCACCCAATTCGATGGTGTCTATCTCTTCACCCTGTTCGTATCTGCGAACGGTCTGGACCCTTGCATCAAAGGTGATGACCGTGATCGATTTGGGTTTGAGATCTTGGCTGATCGCGTTCATCTCTCCAAGGAAACTGGGAAGCTCACGGCTAGATGAAACGGATCCGCTGCTATCGATCAGCGCAACAAGATGACCAGCGCCCAGCTTCTCAATGGATGGGGCAACAATGCCGCTCATGTGATACATTTTGCGCTGAGGTTTGCGCATGCTGTAGTCATCTGGCTGATCACCACCGACAAACCTGCGCATCTTATCGCGCCAGTCTACTTGGCTGCGCTTCATGCGCTCAATCATTTCTTTGATTGCAGTGGGCAGATTGCCAACAGCCTTTGCGCCAGTCGCAGCCATCATGATCTTGCTATCCACGTCAGCTTCCATCTGCTTGGCCTCAGCCTGAGAGACAGGGTTGCCCATGTCGTTAGTCGCGTCCACAACCTGACCGACAGATGCGGCCTGACCAAAGCGTTCCTTGGCATCCTCTGGCAGTCTGTCAAAGATCGCCTCAGCCATAAGACCCTTATACTGTTCGTCGTACAGGCCACCTTTCGGCAAGATAAATCCAGCCTCAATGAGGATTTCATTGATCGCAAAGTCACATGCGATGTTCCAGAGTTCTGGATCACGATCTCCACGGCGAAGGTTGTGCTTCATCGTAACATGCATCACCTCATGGGCCATGACGCCCACGGTTTCTTCTTGATCCATGCCATCAACAAAATCTGGTGACCACAAGATAGACTTGCCATCCGTACACATGGTCGGGATGGTCGTGTCTGGTGCGACACGCAGGGATAGCGCAAGCGACCCGAAGAACGGGTGCTTCACTACAAGGCGCGTAACTGCACGGGATACTTTCATTTGTGCGTCCATACCACACTCCACTTTCTTTTTTTGGGTAGCAAACGTACCCAAGGGTTTAGTTCTATTGAACTTTTTTGCTTGGGATAGTTGAAGGCCATCAACTATCCGCGTAAGCTGCTGATTTTAAAGGACCAGTTTTGATCCCGTTTGCATGATCCAATCGCGGATCGCTTGAGACTGCTTGAGATCTTTGTTGCGGCTCATCGCATCTTTAATCACAAAAGCAGAGAACTCTTGTTGCGGCAAACGATTGAGGTACTTGATCACATTGCCCACGTTCTTTTCGTTCACGCGGGATGCAACGGCTGCGCAGATCGCGTAAAGAACAGCGGGGTCAGACGGTACGTCAGCCGCCATTGGTTGGGCGATAAGCTCATCAATGTCTGGCACACTGCTATACATCTTGAGAAAGCCCGTGAAGTCGGCAGTCGCAGCACGACCAACCTGACCTGCAATGGCCTCAAGTTGATTGAGCGGGTCAAGACCCCATGACATGATCGTTCCAACGCGTTCCCATGAGCGGGGCGATGGGCATGCATCCGCATCACGATCAAACTTGTGCAAGAACTCAGGACGAAAGCGCAAGAAAGCGCAGACGCGCTCGTCAATACGCTTGCTGTAGTAATAAGCAATCGTGTCCTCAAGATCCGCTTCGATCTCCAAGAACATCAGTCTGTCCTTGAGATGGGATGGCATGTTGTTGGTTCCAGCACGATCAGACATGCGGTTACCTGCGGCAACAAGCACACACTCATCAGGCAGATAATGTGGCCCAATGCGCCGCTCGTTGAACAGTTGTGCGGCAATGTTCATGTTCGCAGTCGGAGCTTGTGGAAGCTCGTCAACAAACAAAATACATGGACCTTCTGTCGGCATCCAGTCAGGCCGCATACGCACCATCGTATCGCCATCCTTGGCTGGAACAGGCCACCCGCCAAGCTCACCCGCATCGTACTGGGCGAGCGACAGAATATGGCAGGGAATTTTTCGACGGGCTGCAATGTCTTTCACGGCAGTTGTCTTACCGATACCCGCACCAGATACCCAGTACGGCACAACGTACTGAGCATCGCGTCCATTTTTCAAACTGAGTGCAAAGTCAATTGCCGCCTCAGTAATCGCAGTTGCTTGTGATAGTTTCATGATCAATCTCCACTCTCTCTTTGTTCGATCACAGATTTAAGATTTTCGATACGCACTGATGCGTTTTCGATTAGCACTTTCTCAGAGCGCAGATAGTGCCTCTGATATCTTCTGACTGCAGCCTCGTATTGCTCACGCGCTGCAGCCAGCTTGTCCTTTAGCTCGTCGATGGTATCGTCTTCGTAAAGGCTGGCGATACGCTGGCGGTATCGCTCAATGTAGTCATCCACTGACAATCCTTTCTGGCCTCGCTCTGGGCCTGATGTATGATGAAACGGTATCTGTCTCGTAGCAGAACATCATGATGTCATCGCCATAAAGACCTCTCAGGTGGTCATAGATGGGGTCAGCAAGACCCCGATCCATAGCTTGCTGGCAATGCTCTGCACTTGCATAAACGATGCTCATCATAGGCGCTGCGCCGAATTCTGGCATCTCATAATCGATGAAGAGGATCGTAAAGAACGCAATCATTACAGCCCCCAGTTGCTGGCGCACACGGGGCCTATGCCCATCTCAATGGAGACAGGATCCGTAAGCTCGCGTCCGCAACAGGAACACCGTCCAGTGACCTTACCATGCTGGACTGCCTCACCCCTTGGGTCAGATGCTACCCGCACTACAGCGTCCGCTGTATCGCCGTGGCATGTGCTTACAGGCATGAACTTGCCCTGCATGATCTTGCCTTGGTAGTCAGGCCCACGCTTCACGTACACGGCACCACCGTTGCGGCCCTGCATGGGTGCGAGAGAGAAGGCAAGCTCCGCTGCGCGAAAGACTGGCTTCTTGACCTTGGCTGTTTCAAGCAGCGTCTTGATGCGTGACACGTCAACATCGCGGGTCAGTTCCTCGCGGCGCTCAGTTCTGCGCTGAACCTTGCTGATCATGTTCTCTGCCGCATCCCACTGGCGCTCAGACAGGTTGCCCTTGTTTGTGTACTGCACAAGCAGGGACATTGCGAAGCTGTTCCACTGGCGCATCTCGCCAAGCTTCAAAAGGATTTCTTCTTCTTCCATCACCATATTCTCCCAAGATTACGGATGAACGCATCACCATCGTGATGCTTTTCGACCAACTCAAACTCTTCACCCTTTGCCTGTAAGGCATTGAGGAAGAGGGCCATGTCGCAGTCCTCTTCGAGGTACAGTGTCGGTACAAACTTGTCAGTCACCTGACCGTAACTGAACTTGCTGACCTCACACAGTTGAAGCCCTGCGTTCTGCAGGTCACGTAGCGGCACTTCCAGCCAGCCATGACCCGCATCAATGTGATATGTATATTTGGTCACTTTTCTTCCTTTCCCCATATCAAAACTTTACCGATCACCTTGGACCGTATGTCTGTCCGACCAAGGATCTCAGTGACGAAATATTCTTCCAAGTCTTCGAAAGACTGGAACTCGTACCGCTCGTAGACTTTTCCCCGTGCGGTGATTTGATCAATCTTGATGTACATTTTGCACTCCATAAAAAGTTCAAATGAACTTTGCGCAGCAGCCCCGCGAGGGGCTACCAACCAAAACTCACCATGCGAACATGAAAAGAAACAGGCCAACGGTGAAGGCCGTGAAGGCGACCCCAGAGACAAAAGCCTCTAGGATCAACAGGAAGCGTTGGCGTTTGTTCATGACGCAATACCAAGCTCGTCGAGCATCGCCACAACGGCAGCATCGACAGTGTCGTTCTCGTTAGCCGCCTCAGCCTCAGCGGCCTTGGCAGCGGCAGTGTCACGGTACGCTTTCCGCGCAGCCATCAACTCCCGCATGACGTTTTGGAATTCGTCAAGCTCATCGTCATCAAGGCCATCCTTGAAGACATCGCCCTGCACTTGCTTGCCGTTCTCATCCTTCTTGGTAGAGAACTTGCCGACAACCTGTTCAGCCAAGCGTTGAGCTTTTGACTTGTCGCTCTCGCCCTTGACCGCTTTTGCAAGCTTGTTCTCGCTATCGATATCCATCGCAGCGAGGTCACGCACAATGGCGTCAGCGGTGTATTGGCTGGGGATGTCACCGATCTGGTCAGTGATCAGACGCACGGCACCGACAGAGTTTTCGACGTACCGCTTGACGGTAGCCTCTTTGAGGCCAGCCTCTTCAAGCAGCGCAGTGCGGAGCGTCTTGGAAACAGCGCGGGGCAGGTTGCCCTTGACCAGTTTGACGTGGGCGATGGTGGCGATTACCTCGCCGTAGGCCCCCATCTTCTGGGCGTTAGCAGCCTCGTTGTTGTCGCGGTTCTGGCCCTTGAGGTCAGCAATTGCTGCCTCAGCCTTGAAGACAACATTGATTGAGGCATCGGATACGGTAAAGTTTTTTGAAGCAGTCATCTGTTCATCCTTTTCTGGCTGACTGGTTTCGAGATAGGCATGAAGCCAAAGATGCAGCCCGTAGGCTGCACTGTTTGGGGTCATGCTGCATGGCCCAGCCAAGCATCGTTGATGCATTCCTCATCAACAATGATTGAAGGCCCCATGTCTTTGAAAGCGTCCACAAACTTGCTGGACAACTGAACGTAGCCAACAGAGGCGCACATGAAGATCATGGGCTTAGGCGCATCGACAAAGATCAAATCACCCACGGACAGGCTGCTACCGCCACCGTGGCGACAAGCAATCTGATTTAGCTCAGTAGGGTAGGGCGCGTTCTCGAACACAAAAATCTTCTCAAGATTTTCTTTGATTTGTTCAGCGCCATTGTCACCTGCGTCCAGTTCGATCTCATAAGAGGTCTTGTGTCCATAGACCCTGTGTATCAGGCCATACAGGGCTGGAAGCTCAAGGGCTTTGGCGTCACGGCTGAACAAGCATTGCAGGTCAGCATACGCCCGTGATTGTGGGTGATCGTCCCAGCTACCCTGTGGGGCGTTGAGCATCGCACGGACATGGGGTGACATGCGCTTTTTCATAACATGATATTTCATGATTTTCTCCTCTTCATGATACCAACATCGCAGCCCCGTGGGGCTGCAAACTTGGGGTCATGCTGCTTGGGATGGGGGATAGTGCTTGCCAAGGCTGGCAACCTGACCAGCAACCATGCTGACGTGCATGATGTCATCAGGATCGAATTCACCGAAAGCGTTCTCGTTGTGAAGGAACTCATCGGTCTTGTAGATCCAGATATCACCAGCACAGTTATTGTACTGGTACACCCACTGATGCGCAGTGTTGGTGCTGGCGCGGATCAACAACTGAGATTCCCCACCGTCACCAACCAAGGTGATCAGGACTGACACGCCAAAGGGCGTGATTTGTTGAATTTTAGAACGTAGTTCTGCCATAATAGCCTCCGATTAAGAATTGCTGGGGTTTTCGATCATGTGGTCCATTACGTCCCACATGACATTCAAGCGGTTGCTGCCGATCTGAGCGGCATGCTTTGCGGCAAAGTTTTGAGCCATCTGGTAGTAGCTCTCAGCTTCGTAATCGCGGCCTTCAGACTTGCAGCGTGTATGCATGCGATAAGCAGCGGCAGCGTTTTTCAAGTGGATCATTGGAAACTCCTCTGAATGAAACCATGACAACGGCAACCGTAGCTGCCGCTCTCGTATTGTCTCACTCCAACCATCTTTGCGTTCTCTACCTGTCGCCGTGGCAAATCTGAAAGGACATCCCTTGTGGAAGGGGATGCTGTTCCAGCGGATCTAGTTCCGATACTGTGCATCAATGGTGCGCCCCGTTTGGTGGGAAGCCCGATCTTCATGGGGAAAGATGATTGTCGGCGTGTTGCCCGATCATCCGTCCGCTAGGACCGAAGCTCTCTCTACTGCCCGTGCGGGGCTTTATGTCTTGTCCGCTGAGAGGTGGCGGCGCGGTCCCAAGGACCTTGTCGGGGTTAGGGCGAGGGGGCAAAAGAGGCCGCGTCGGCCCGTCCGACACCCCTTTACCTAATGACCTGATGTTACCCTGTCAACCCCTATGTTACCTGATATTACCAGTGTGACACAGAAACACCAATAAAACATGACAAAAAAAGTTTGGGGGTGTATGCTGCAAATTAGTTCAATTGCACTTTTCTGGGGATCGCTTGGACCAGATCACAGTGCCAAATCAGGGGTGATTCGCTGGACCGAAAACCCCGAAAGCCAAGCGCAGCGTCGAGGACCAGATGAAACACAAGGACAAGCCAAAGCTCACAGTAGTGAGTAATACAGGTAAGAAGAGTACAGGCACTAGGAAGAAAAGTGCCACCAATACCAGAGGGCTTACAGACAAACAGGAAGCCTTCGCTCAGGCCATCTTTGAGGGGGCAAACTTTAGTGATGCGTATCGGAAGTCATATGATGCAGCAAACATGAGTAATGCAAGCATACACAATGAGGCTTGCCTGTTGGTCCAGAACCCCAAGGTGTCCATGAGATTAGAGCAGCTAAATGCTGAAAGAGAGCAGCAGCGGCGCATGCAGAGCCTCTCAAGAGGTGACTTTGTTTTGAAACAGCTAACAGATGAGGCACTGAACCCTGACAATTCTGATGGGGCGAGGGTCCGCGCACTGGAACTGCTTGGGAAGAGCGTGGCGCTGTTCACGGACAAGGTGGAGACGGAAGACAAGACAGAGCGTGACGCGGAAAGCATCAAGGCTGAACTGCAAGCCAAGCTGGATCGCCTGTTGGGATAAGTTCAATTGCACTTCTGCGCCCCGCATCGCAGTCAGTGCAGCGGCTCAGGGGTGGGCCTTCCGAATTCAGACGGAACGCGACACCCCACCCACCCCCATCCCCCCCTTGCTCGCTCGTCGCATGGACACGCGTATACATGATGTTCCACACAAACGATTACATACTGCTAGGAATCCTATACCCCCCCCTATAATTATATAGAAAAGTTCAAAGATTTAGAAAACAGAAACCTCTACCCACCATGACATATGCCTCTTTACCCTATTGACCCTATTGACTCTGTTGACATATCTAAAATTGGTCTATGCTTGCTGTATCGTCTACTGAAGTAAGCCACTAGCGTACTGTCTGAGCAAGCAATCTTTATGTTTCTATGTCTACGATGGAACCTTGTGGTTTAGTGCCTGTATTCTGATTGCCGAACTTATCGTAACTTAGGATGAGATCCAGTTGTTGTCTCTCCAGCGCCTTAGCGAGCTTGTGAGCGCGGTTGTGTTGTTTCTGGACCTGTTGCTGCGCCTGATGGTTTTCGATGCTCTCGCGGCTTCTCTCAACGCCCACGGCAAACGGTAAATTTCCTACTGGCTCAAGCATTGGCTAACCACACAAAACCCACAAGACTAGCAAACAAAACTAAGAACAAAACAATTCCAGCGCACCACTCAATAATAGTTTGCTTAATCTCCATCCTACGGAAGTCATGCTCACGCTTTTGTTTCCGAATCTCTGCTTCTATTCTCAAGAATTCCTGCCAATGGGATGGTCCTAATATAGCTGGATGACTAATGATTTCTCTTAGCTCGTCTCTCATTTTCTGTGCTTGCTTGCGAGCCAGAAAGACTTCCAT